CACTTCCGAAGTCTTTGATTTTGCCACGCATGTTGCCGGTGGAGAATCTTCGCTCGAACTCGATCTTGATAGAGTTGATGATTACGAACATATCGTCGGACAGGCCGTCACGCCTTGGTAGAAGTTCTTTGCCGTTGGCTAAGAGTGTCTCAAGCCGGGATACCAGAGAGGACTCGACCAGCTCTTTGAGGACGGCCCGGCGTTCGCGCACGTACTTGCGATACATGCGTTCGATACCCTTTGGCTCAACTTGACGGGGTGGCCTTAGACGAAAGTCGCGGCCTCGCTTTTGCTGTGCTTGGCGCTTGCGTTTGAGCTGCGAAATTACCTGCGGGTTTGCCTGCACAGTTACTTGCCTTTTTTGCCGTAGGTTTCTTCGAACTTCTTTAGCGCCTCGGCATAGGATTTATGTTTGCTGAGCACGGTCTTTTTGTCGTCAGGGGATAAGAGCACCCACTCCGAGTCCCTTTTTACTATGATGTCTTTTTTTTTACCGTCGGTTCTTCGGGTAACATCATCGTCATCAGGATCGCCATTAGGCCGAGAAATTGTATTGTTGGTTCCATCAGGTTCGCTAACCTCGATATCAACTTCACCTTCAGGTTCTTGCCGCAGCTTTTTGTCGATCTTGGTTTCATGTGAAAACTCGTCCCCACCGAAGCGCGAGTTAGCCACTTCATCAGGCATCAGCACTCCGGCGTCCAGATATATCTTATCAGTTTCGGCGGTGAGTTTCCGAACTTCAGATACCTGCTTTTGAGATTGTTGCTTAAGCGGCTTAAATTCGATACGCCAGTTTTTCGGTTCTACACCTTTGGTTGGTCCATTTTTGGATAGAAGTATTAGCTTTACCAGGTATGTGAGGTTGGGCTTGAGATCGGTTTCTTGTTTGCGGGATACGTAATCGTACCAGTCATTGATTTCAGACTCACCGGTGGCACCGAGACCAGATGGGGATTCACCCATGAGCTTTGTGTGTGGCATTTCTGTGGCCATTACGAGGCGCTGGACCAGCATCTTGAGAACCTCGGGGACGCCCGTTAGGGAAGTCACCTTGCGGTCAAACTCTTCATCCTCTTCGATCGCGATGGCATTCAGAACAGACCGAGTGCGATCAACCAGGGCGAGACGCTTTTGAACCAAGTCGTCCTTACCCATGGCGATCATTTCAGTGAGGTTCTTGATCTTGAAAACCGCTTGCGCGAAGTCCTGCAATAGGGTGGCAACGGCATCGTAAGATTGGTTTACATTGGAAATGGCGTTGAGAGGGCGCGTGAGCACCGATTCGTTCCAGTAGTCATTTTGGATGAAGAGGCGCCGGGGTAACTTGGCTCCATCCCACCGAAGTATTCTAGAGCAATGAACGTTCTCGATTGTGTTGCCACCTAGAGTTGGCTGGATTCGATATGAGTCCGGCATCCCGAACTTCGGCAGAGTGGGATCGTTCTGAATGTTGAGACGATGCAGCTCCCACCTGTCCAGGTTGTTAAGGAATGTAATCCTTTCGATGTTGTCCAGATTGACTGGCTCGAAAGGTTCGGCGCCGTCTTGGATGCCTATTATTGTGCCAGAGCCGCCGTACAACCTACCCCAGCGAATGCCTTCTTCGAGCTTGGGCATGATTTCTAATTCATCGATGATGTTGATGATGTCGGTCTCTAGGTTCGGGAAATTGTTGCCATCGTATTTGATGTTGAAGCCTTCTCTAACCATTTCCTCGGGAAGCATGTCCACTATTTTTTGGGCAATATCGTCCGCGGCGTAGGTCTCTTCAGCCTCATTTTTGAGCATCCGTTCGTAGTGAGCGACACCGGCCACACGTTTATCTTTACCAGCGATGCCGAGACCTGTTAGGATGTTCTTCCATCCGTCAAATGTGGCTCTAGCTTTACTGATTACTTTCGACATCGGGCCTCCAGATTTACAAATTTACTCAAATTTACTCAAATTTTTACATTTTGAGTAGGCGTTCGAGTCGTTCGATGGAACTCAGGTTTAGTTTCATCAACGCCTGTGTGGTGGCGTCAACCTGATCGTCATTTGCACCGTTCGGAAACTGAGCCCACTCTTCAAGGTAATCATGCAACCACGGCGCCTGTTCTGGCAACCATACGTTTCCACCTTCGATTTGAGCGCTGGCTGCGTGGGCGCGAGACTCCTTTGAACCCTCGGGCTGGACCGGGACGATGCCCGGCATTTTGTTCTTGAGGCTGTCGATCACCGCAGGACCATTGGCTTTATCTTCGATATATTTGCGATGAGCTTCCGGCCATTTGGCTGACATGCTTATGATGGCAGTACCGGTTTCGACGAATCCGACCTTGTCCCTAAATTGATCTAAGAGATATTTTGACGCGCCCACTCTACCCCAGACTTGCCCGACGACATACGAGCTGCCGTGTTCTTTGAAGGTTAAGTCCCAGGATTGAATGACCTCATCAAACTTGGTGGGCATTACCTTCCAGTACTTCCACCACGCCCGTTTGACGATGTTACCGCCCTCGGTGGTGGGGTTCTGTTGCATCAGGGCCGACCAGTCACGCGATCCCATTACGGACTTCATGACTTCGAGAGCATCGATCGGATACTTGCCAGGCCACAATGGTTCGCCCGGTTGTCGGGCATCGTATGGACACGGCTGATCGCCACGAATGGCTGGGAAGGATACGATCTCCCATTGGTCAGCGCGGGGATCGGTCTTCATTTGAGCTATCAGGCGACCGGCGAGATCGTCCTCATGCCAGCGAGTCATAGTAAGCAGGATACGGGCGTTGTCTTCAGCGCGGGTGTAAAACGTGGACGTGTACCAGTCCCATACCTTATCGCGGACGGTTTGAGAGTCGGCCTCTTCACGGTTTTTAAATGGATCGTCGATGAGCCCTAACGTCATCCCTGAGCCCGTGATGGCACCGCCAACCCCAGCGGACCGGTAGTAGCCAGAATGGCCCACGATCTCAAAGAAGTCAGCGCTACGAACCCACTTACCAGTCGCCGATGCGGAGCTGTTTTCACCAGAGAGGCTGACTTGCGGGAATAGTTCACGGTATTGAGGCGAGTCGATAATGCGCTGGACATCGCGGTTGGTCTTGCTGGACAGGTCAGAACCATAAGACGCGCCGATGATTTGCTCATTCGGATTTTGCCCAAAAGCTAGGGGTGGAAGGCGCCGGGATACGAGCTCTGTTTTGCCGTTCCTTGGTGGCATGTAAACCATCAGGCGTTTGATTTCCCCGCGCAGTAAAGCGTCAAGGCGAGAACAGAGATAAATGTGATGCCAGTTAGCTTTGTAGTTCTGGTAGGTATATTGAGTGAAGGCCAACATTTTCTTGCTGGCCTCACGAGTTACTAGGGCTTGCCGAAGACCTGCGCGTTCTTTATCAAGCGCCGCCTGGAGTGACGAATTTTCCATTTACGGCTAACTCCAATGCGTGACGACAGACCTCTGAAATGTTGATGTTCTTGCGTTTGGCTTTGTCAATGATAGATCCATCGACTCTGACAGTGAGATTCTTTTTGGGCGGTTTCTTTTTAAAGTCGGACAATGTAGCCTCCCTTAAATATTGAATTACTGTGCATTTGCATTGCGGTCAACTCTTCTCTATTCCGCAGGACTTGCATATAGCAACCTGATCAGCAGATTCAGGATTTGCAGGATCTCCACCAACCCTTTGCCACTCCCAATCGTGCCCATCATAGCACTGATTTTGTCTCATAAGTTCTTCAGCCATATCTAGAGCACCGCCTACGGTATATTCAACCTCCTTCTGGCGAAAACCACCTGGGTCATATCCAGCTCGCTCTCTTAGCACCAGCTTGCCTTGCAAAAGACTGATAGCTATTTCTTCACGCCGTTGTTTCTTTTCTTGATTCATACGTCAAACCTCGCCTGTTGTGTTTGTATATACCCTTTGCCGTTGCACGTTCTGCATTTGTGTTTCTCAGGCTTATCCAATTTTACCGGGAGCCGATCAGTTACGTCCCACTCGATCACCTTTACGCCTGATAAAGTGCAAGTTCTTTCGCACACTTCTTTCACAACGCCGATTTTTCTAAGCTCTGTGAACCTGGCATTCGAGACCGACAGCAGTGATTGCGCTCGCTTACCTCTCTCCATAGCTATTTCTCTGAAGGCTTCGTTTGCGGTCAAAGGTCCCTTCCTGAATAATATGTCGTAAACCTCCCATCGTCGCAATGATAGCAACCCATTGGACTTAATTTGATTGTAAGCTTCGATGCTGGTTTCACGAATCATTCTTCACTCCTAACCTTTTCAGCTTCTCTGAGTCTGTTCCATTCCTCGATCACTGCCGCCATTTCGTCTGGATATGCGTTATTGAAGTAGTCAAAAAGGAACTGGTCCAAAGTATTCGCCTCTTCGTTGATGCAATCTGGGTGATCGACTTTCATTCTCCGCTCCTAATCTTGTCGGCTTGGGCAAGTGCATCGCGAGCGTTGCATGGGTTTTGATGGGCGCATATATTTCCGCATTCAAACTCCAACGCCTCTCGCAGGACTTTGTTTATCTTCAGTTCAATAGCCAATTTACTGGCTATTTCTGTAGCGCACGAGGCGCAATACAAAGATTCGTGTATGCCGTGAGAACAAAACTCATCATATTTTTTCATTTTTGATTCCTAATCTTGTCGGCTTTGGCGAGGGCTTCCCGTGCTTTGCTCATATACTCCGAGGTTGGATGGGAAATATATTTTAGCTCATTTGGGTTATCAATCCACGCCATCTCGGTGAGTACATCTCGCAGGACTTTGTTTATCTCTCGCTCGCAAATGATTGCGGCCTTCAGAATTCCTTCGCGGTCACTGGTTGGATACCATCCCTCCAATTTTAGTCGCTCAATCTCGCGATTGGCCTCGTCTAATTCGGAGACCGGGCAGACTTGAATATACAAATCGTTATCAGGATCACGGGCAATGGCAACCTTCGGATATATCCACCATCTTTGCTTGCTCACATTGATAACCATTCATCTTTCCGCCCAACCTCTTTATTCAGTCTGATTAAAAACCCCCGGATTGTTTCGCCCTGCTCCCAGCGCATAGAGTATGTGTCCACGTCATCTAAAAGATGGACCGCCTCAACCAACAAAGCGTCGATGTCTTTGGTGCGCGCACGTTCGATTTTTCTTCCAGATAATTCTCCCCACATTCTTCCATCACCACAGTGCTGTTCTCTCAACTCAGCCAATAAGGCCTCTTCATCAAGCCTCAACCGATCCGCAACGAACTCAGATAAAGATTTTGTGCTC